ACTGAAAATCAAAGAAAGTTTTTTGAATTATTTGACAAGCAAGCATCCGCAGTCCTACTACATGGTGTCGCTGGCACTGGTAAAACCTTTATCGCATTATATAAAGCACTTGAAGAAGTATTAGAAGATAACAATAAATTTGAGAGAGTGATCATTGTTCGTTCCGCTGTTCCTTCGCGTGAAATTGGTCATCTTCCAGGAGATGAGAAAGAAAAGACAGAAGTTTACACGTTACCATATGTTGAAATTTGTGAAGATCTGTTTAATCATATTCAACCCTTTGTTCGTCTACAAGAACAAAAAGTTATTCACTTTTTAATCACATCATTCGTTCGTGGTATCACTCTAGACAATTCAATTGTAATCGTCGATGAATGTCAGAATATGACAGACATGGAACTCAATTCTGTTATGACTCGTATTGGCAAGAACTCAAAAGTTATTTTCTGCGGAGACTTCCGTCAAACTGACCTATATAAGAAGAACGATATGTCTGGATTGCAAAAATTCCTTGCGATTACTGACATTATGCCATCGTTCAATACCATCGAATTTAATGTAGACGATATTGTTAGATCTAAACTGGTGAAAGAATATATAGTTGCACGGTTAGAATATGAGAGTCGTCACGCAGCATAGAAAGGACAAAATATGTCACAATTTTTAGAAGATTTCCACGCATCGCTTGGGGATGCATTTACTGGTCTACCAACCCAACCAAAACAACTAGCACTAGATCGTCCGTCTCAGTTACAATCTCAACTGGATGGGTTAGACGCAGAAGATCCCAACAACGCAGAGTTGATTGCAAAATTGAATAGAGAAATTGCAGAAGCAAATATCGTGGTTGAGGATGAAAATTATTCCGTACTAGAGAATGATGTTAATTACTTCTTCTTTTATCAATCTAAATTAAAAGAGTTTATTGACGAAAGGGCTTGACTTTTCTCCAAAATTATAGTATAATGAATTATGTTTAAAACGATATATGATTATAAAGATTTCGCTCAGTCAACTACGAACGAAGATGGTAGCAGAGTTTACGTTAATGCCTCTGGTGTAGCGTATCCTTCTGCTACCACCGTTCTTTCTGTATTAAGTCGAGACGGAATTGCCAAATGGCGTGCTCGTGTTGGTGCTGAAGAAGCAGATAAAATCTCTAACAAGGCATCCACCCGTGGAACCAAGATTCACTCTTTAACAGAGACATATCTCAAAAACGAAGATCTAAAAGAAGCGTATACGAGTACAAACGCATCTTTGCTTGACCTTGAGATGTTCAAGAAATTTCTACCCATTCTTGATCCCATCAGTAATATACATTGTCAAGAACTTGCTTTGTATAGCGACCATCTGCGCATGGCAGGTCGAGTTGACTGTATCGCCGAGTATAACGGTCAACGAGCAGTCATTGACTTTAAAACCTCAGGTAGACTGAAGAAGAAGGAACATATCAGTTCCTACTTTATGCAGACTGCTGCTTATGCAATTATGTATGAAGAACGCACAAGTATTCCTGTTCCTAACCTTGTAATTCTGATCGCAGTTGAAGATGAAGAACCACAGGTGTTCATTGAGAAACGTGATAACTGGGCAAAGGAATTGCTTAGAACTCGTGATTATTATGAAAATGGTTACTATTTAACTTGACTTCTGAAGAAAACTATAGTATAAATATAATATCAGTTGTTGACAAAGACTGAAAAGTTCTAAGGACTCGGGGGCAGTACCCGACGCCTCCACCATAGACACACAGATCAAGTCCTTAGCGGGATAAGATCAAAGTTTAATGATGTAAGTTTGGAAAACAGAAGTACAATGTTTTCTATAGACAGATCGGGCATTAAACACAATAAAGTCAACGACCGATACGGGCGTGTGTCTATGATGGGGGCGAACTAGGATCGACTGGAACACAATAGGAAATTCGAGACTGATTGACTGGCAAAGTGCCATAAAAAGTAAATGCAAACGATAACGTTGCCTTTGCGCTTGCTGCGTAAGCAGTAAGTCATTGGGTTTTCGGCGGTTTCCCTCGAAACAGAATAAACCGCCAACCGTTCTAATTTAGAGTTGAAACGAGACTATCAACGGTCTCAAAACCCTAAATATAATGCACCTCCAAGGAAAAGTGCCCAGTGTAGGGAGTCACTGGTTAATCCTCTCTCCAGTTTAACAATCCGAGGAATAGTAAATGCCTTCCTTTAATAAGAAGACATTGAAAATTCTTTCTTCAATTTTACTGATATTTGTAATATATTGTGTAGTTTTAAGTTATGCAAAAGAAAGAATCGAAGACACCGCAATGGCACACACTGTCGGTGGATATGAAAAAGTCCAAAGCGTAAAAAAACAACAAGAAGAAATAATCCAAAAAAACATTAAAAAAGAAAAAAGGAAGTACCTGTCAAGCAACGCAAAAGCAATAACATGCCTTGCTGATAATATTTACTACGAGGCAGGTAATGAACCAAGGAATGGTAAAATCGCGGTTGCTGGTGTAACAATGAATCGTGCACGCAATCCCAAATTCCCATCAAACGTTTGCTCTGTCGTTTATCAGAGAACAAGTAGGGTCTGTCAGTTTAGTTGGACATGTATGCGCCGACCTGCTAAAGACCCAGTATTATATGCTGAAGCAAAAGATATTGCGAAAAAAGTATTGACTTCCGAGATCAATACGCGTATAGTTGTTAATAAGGACGTTCTATTCTACCACGCAGACTATGTTAGTCCAGGGTGGAAGTTACAGAGGGTTACTAAAATCGGTAGACATATTTTTTACGCAGGATAGATTATGGTAACGGAAGTAATTCCAATAACTGATGAGTTTTTAATAACTAAGCAATTTAAGACGGCAGCAGAGTTCTCCATCTTTATTGAGAAACTTGCAAGAGACTCTAGAACACCCTGTATGGATATTCTAATAGACTATTGTGAGAAACGAAATATTGAGGTAGGCTCTGTTGCTAGTCTTATCAGCACTTCTCTCAAAGAAAAGATTAGAGTTGAAGCGCAGCAACTCAACATGTTAAAAAACGACGATGGAGTTTTGCCTCTCTGATGGACTCACTTCAAGTGTATCAATTGTATCTCTCATTGAGATTACATTTCACCAGACCTGATTTTGATATCACCAAATCCCGTAAAGGGGTAAAGGTTTCTAGAGAAGCATTCCTAAAACGTAAAGACTTGTTTGCTCTGCGTAAATTAGGAGAGACAAAACAAAAAACTGAGATAATTGATTTTCTAGTTGCCAATTTTGTTTCTGGTAATCAGTGGGGTGGTGTGTTTGATGCAGAGGCAAATGAAGTCTATGCAGAGTGGCAGATACGAATGCAGAAATTAGGATATACTTTTAAGCAAGATATTCAAACTCTATACGCAGACGGTAATCCATTCGAAGTAATTGATGGGCAACACCCCAAGGTATTAAAACTTTATCTTGGTAAAAAAATATCTCTAGAATCTATTGCTATTTTAGCAAAAATAGGTATAATAGAGAATATAGATTATAGTTCTTTATCGAATGATTTTATTTGGAATGACTTCGTGCATTTGGTAAAGAAGTATAAACCCTTTGTCAAAATAGACAAAGAGTACTACACCCGCCAACTAAAACAGGAGATTGAGATGGTGGTAAATTAACTATGGGTAAGTCTCGTAGAAACGATTATTATGAAGATCGTGGTTCCGACCGCATTCGACATAATGAAAAAGACGTAAATAAAATACGTAAAAGCAAAAATAACTTGTATAAATATCTTGGTAGTCGGGAAGATGATTCCGACGACGACCCTTTTTATTATGATACAACGTCAAAATAAACATATAACGCAAACATAAGGACAATACATATGTCAAATAATTCTTTTTCAGCACTCCGCAAGAATAGCGGAAATTTCGACTCGCTCATGAAGGCAGTCGAATCAATCGCAAACCCCACTACAGAAAAGCGTGGCGATGATGATCGTCTCTGGAAACCGACTGTCGATAAGGCAGGTAACGGTCAAGCAGTGCTTCGTTTCCTCCCTGCTCCTGCAGGTGAAGAACTTCCGTGGGTTCGCGTATGGGACCATGGTTTCCAAGGTCCAACTGGTA